ATGAACGATGCCATCCAGTCGGTCATGATCGCCTTCGCCGCAAAGACCGACCTCGACAACCTCGCGCTTACGGCATCGATCCATCTGCCGGCCGCCTGGCGTGAGAGCATGCTGCGCCGGATCATCCAGCCGGCAACCGAGACGGCGCCGGCCGTGATGGAGAACGACGACGAATTCCGCCGGCGCATCCTGCTCGCCCCGGAAGCCTACTCCACCGCCGGCACCACGGGCAGTTACATCTTTCACGCATTGTGGGCGGATCCGCGCGTCCTCAATGTCGATGTCTGGTCGCCCGAACCGGGCAAGGTCACTGTCGCCGTCCAATCCCGTGAGGGTGACGGCTCCGCTGCCGCCGATCTGGTCGAGGCCGTGCGCGCGCACCTTGCCCGCGCCGATATCAAGCCGTTGACGGATGTCATATCCGTCCGGTCCATCGTCAACATCGGCTACACGATCTCGATCGACGCCTACACCCTGCCTGGCCCCGACCATGCCACGGTCGAAGAGGCGATCGAGGCATCGGTCCTGAAGCTCGCCGCCGCCCGTCATACACCATCGCGCGATATGCCACGCTCGGCGATCATCGGCGCGGCGCAGCTCGACGTGGTGGACAAGATCATCCTGCCGTCGCCGGCGACGGATATCGCACGGGGCTATGGCGAAGTGGCTCACCTGACCGATCTTGCCGTGAGGGTGCATGTCCATGGCGGATAGCTTCAAGCCTCTCACCCCGCGCGTCACCGCGCGCCGCCGCATCGTCGAGCAGGTTTCGGCCGAACGCTGGCCGAACATCGGCGCCGACATCATCGCCAAGTTCAAGAACCCATGGGATTGCGAGGCGCACCTCCTGCCATTCCTGGCATTCGAAGAATCGGTCGATATCTGGAACGAGCTTTGGCCGGAGTGGAAGAAGCGCTCCGTGATCGCCAGCGCGAAGGCCGACCATGCCATCAAGACCACCGAGGCCGGCATCCGGCGCTATGTCGAGATCGCCGATGCCGAGGTGCTCCAGATCGTCACGCCGCCGGAGGGTTTCTTCGCCGCGCCGAACCTCAGCAAGGAAGAAAAAGACGCCTACATTCGCAAGCACCCGAAGGTCCGCATCACTTTCGCACGCGGCACGGGCGTCTCGCTGAACGGTGACGGCATTTTCGCCGACATATCCTTTGTGGAAGCCGCCTTTGTCGGCATCGACAATGCGCCGGCCCTCCATGGGCGCCGGGCCTATCTGGTTCAGAACGGAGTCTCGACCCCACTCCAGCTCTCGCGCCTCGTGACGGAAACCGAAACCCGCCAGGCCGTCGAGATCGAGCGAGTGGTTGTGCCCGGCAAGAGCGTCGCCATGAGCTTCGTCGGGCAGATCGGGGCCGATATCGGCTTCGCGGACGCCTGGGACGATCCGCCGCGAGCCTTCACCTTCGTGCTCGACCGCACCTATCAGCACAGCGACACGCGCCTTGAACTGTCGATGCTGGAAGTTGGCTACCAGCCGCGCGACGTGCGCTATGAGCGGGAGAGCGAGACCGGAGAGGCCGGCGAGGATTTCGTTGCCGATGCCTCGTTTGCCGAGATCCAGTTCGTCGGAGAGGACAAGGCAAAGGAACTGCTTGCCGACGTGCTCTATCTCTACGACCCTTCGATCCCGTCACCGATCCTTGCGGGCGGAAGCTTTGCCGATGTCAACCGTGTCGACATGGGGCACCACCGCGCGGAAATGCTTATCGACTGGCAGATGACGGCAAGCCCGAAGGACGCCTTCTTCTGCGATATGTCCTTCGCCGAATACGCCTATGCCTATCCCGTCGACACGACGCGCCGCGATTTCCTGCTTTCGGCCGTCGCTGCCTCGCAGCGCCTCAGCGACCGGATCGGCGTCACCTTCAAAACCCACCGCGCCCGCACCTGGGCAGACGGCATTCCGCTGGACGGCTCCGCCCGTCTCGGCGAGCCGGTCCGCAACGTCCTTTGAACCGAGAGGAATGCCATGTTCAGAAAGGTCAACATCAAGAAGTTCCAGAAGATAACGGAACAGGACTTCAACGACTTCGGAAACCATCCGCGTGAGGCCATGGACCATATCGTCCGTGACTTTGGTGGATACCCGGCCGGGCGCTATGTCGGTTTTCCCGTCGAACAAGTAGGCATGTCCACCGTGCGGGTTGGTTCAGGCCGGTACTACAAAGGCGACGGTACGGGCTATCTTTTTGACGCCACCGGCGGCCAGACGATCGACTTGCTCGACTTCCTGCCGGCCGTTGCCAAGAAGATCGCCACGGTCGTTGTCTACGGCAACACGATCGATACGGACGTGGACCCTCGCGAATATCTGACCGACGCGCAGGCCGGGTCCACAGAGTCGCAGGAAATGTCGACCGAGAGCCGCCGGCAAGCCTATGTCAGCCATGTGCTCGGCACGGAAAATGCGACCCCATCGCCGGGCCCTGTGGCGGCCGATTTTGTCGCCGTCGCCCATGTCATCCTTACGCCCGCCGGCGTGGAGAGCATCACGCAACTGACCGCGAACCGCGTTGTCTCCACCTATCGCAACGCGGAAGACATCATCCTGATCAACGGTCGGCTCAGTGCGGTCGGCCCTCAGATCGACACGCTGCGCACCGACATCTCGGGCCTTGCCTCGGCCGTGCGCACCAAGGCGGAGGCGAAGTTCGTGCACGCGATCGCCCTCGACATGGCGCGCGTCAAAGAGCGTGTCGATCTGCCCGACGACTACTCGACCTATGGTGCGGATCATTTTCTCGACGAACTGGAAAGCGATCCGGACGCACCCGGCTATGATTGCCTGGTCCGCGAGGGCGCGCGCTTTGCGCTCGCGGCCAGCTCGACGGCGCGTGTGGCCCTTGAGAACGCCATCGACCCGCGCGTCACCGTCAACGACAACATGGTGCTCCCGAAATACGTCGCCGTGCCGCGCCTGTCGATCATCGGCAACGAAGCCGAATATCCGCTGACCAACACGACGCAGGAGAACGTCGAAACCCGCCTGTTGCAGGAAACGCGCATCGTGCGCGAATTCCTCGGCAGCACTTATTGGTGCAGCAACACGAGCTGGTGGAATTCCGGTCAGTACGATCCGATCACCGGCATCTTCCGTCGTGGCGGCGAGACCTTCGTCATCACCAGCAATCCGCTGCCGCCGACCTCCGTGACGGATGCCGCCGGCAACCTTGCCGGCCGAGCGGTCTATGCGCATCGTTATACCGAGCGATCGGTCATCGACGAGCGCTGGGAGCATGTCTCGACCACCGAGAACGTCATCGGCTCGATCTCGGCGCAGACGGTCCTGCACAGCCAGGACGGCTATCTTGCCGAGCACCATTTCTTTGTGACGAAGAAGGCGTCCTCGGGCGACATCCGCGTGCTGATCTGCGAGGTCAACGAGGCCGACCAGCCCATGCTGCATCGTGTCCTCGCCCAGACCGTCATTCCGAATGCCCAGATCAATGTCTGGCCACAGCCGACCGTGGCCGCCGTCAAGCCGGTCTTCATCGCCAGGGGCAAACGCACCGCGCGCGTCTATATCTCATCGGCGGCGCACTTCATTGCCCTCGTGCTCGGCAACAAGCTGGCCCAGGGCGCGCGTCACTACAAGCAGGACGGTGTCTGGGTCCAGAGCCTCACGGGTGAGGATGTCGCCTTCGAGGATCGCTACTGCCGCTTCGAAAACCCTGTCGTCACCGTCCAGCTCCAGCCGCTGGAACTTGCCGGCGGCATCAACAACATCCGCATCAACAACGATGCAACCGTGCCGGAAGGGACGGACATCGACTATCGCATCCGTGTCGCCGGAGAGTGGCGGAGCCTTCGCGAGGGATCGCGCAATGTGAACATCCTCGCCAGCCTGCCGGCGCTCGTCCAGTTCCAGGCCGTGCTGGTGGGTACGACCGATGTCATGCCGTCCTTCGGCGTCGGTGAAAACCGGTCGGAAGTCCTGCTCGAACGCCCGAAAACCACCATGACCCATGTCTCGGCCCCGCGTCTCATGCCGGCGCCGATCAACTCGACGGAGGTTAACCTCCGCCTCGAAAACTGGGACGAGGGTGTTGGCAAGCATGCCGTCACCGTCACGATCCTGACCGGCGTCGGTTACGCGACGGTCGAGACGGCCGACGCCGTGAGCAGCGAAGCGGATCCGCACGACGCGACTGTGCGCAACGTCAAGGCGACGTTCAATCTCGCCGCGCCCAGCTCGGACTTCAAGATCAAGGCGGTCGGCGCCAGCGGATCGAGCGCCCAGCGCTTCCACATCGCCGAGCGTGCAGACATCGAATTCGCCTAAGGAGGGCGCAACCATCATGGCCGTCAAGAAACCCACCGCTCCTTATACCGACCTGGAAGATGAGCTGCAGTACAGCGTGACGCTGCTCAAACCGATCCGGATCGGGCGGAGCTGGTTGCGCCCCGGCGCGGACGTGACCCTCAAGGGCAAGGTGATCAAGGAGATGGCCGATGACATCGGTTCCGTTCAGCCGCTCGCTGGTTGATATTGCCGGCCTCCAGCCCACGGGCGACCTCGACTATACGTCGATGGTGCGGATCCTCAAGGCGATCGATGCCCGGCTGATGCCGTTGGAAAACCAGACCGGATCGCTCGATGCGGCCATTGCCGCCGTGCGCAAGGTCGGGCTCGACCGGATCAACGAAGTCCTCGTCCCGGCCATCCAGCTCGTCTTCATGATCCAGAGCATGGGCTTCCTCGTGGCCCGCTCCGGATCCGCCGTGGCGCTGGCGGACGGCGAGGTCTTGACCCTTGTCGTCGATGAGGAGCAAGGGCGCGCCCTGTTCACGCCCGGCCCGTTCATCGCCCTGACGCGCGAGGCGAATGCCGACGACTACGCCATTGCCCGCACCGTCGATTACGACCAGACCAGCGGCGTCCTGATCTGCCAGGTGCTTTCCTTCGAGGGCGCCCCCGGCCCGCATTCGGACTGGGTGATCGGTGCGCTGGCGGCATCGACGATCGCCGGCATGACGCTGCGCAACCAGGCGCTCGCGGCACGGGACGCGGCCTCGGGGCATGCCGGTACAGCCAATACAGCGCGCGAGGCAGCGGTTTCGGCGAAGGGTGCGGCGGAAGCCGCTGCCGGCGTGGCTGGCGGCCATGCCAATGCCGCAAATACGGCGCGGGGGGAGGCGCTCGCCTTCCGCAACCAGGCGGAGGCGTTTGCCGGGGCGGCTGCGACGTTTGATCCGGCGAACTTCTACACCAAGGCTGTGGTGGATGCGGCTTTCGCTGGCGAAGCCGCAGCGCGAGGCGCGGCAATCTCAGCCGAGGCGACCGCGCGCGCTACGGCGATCTCAACTGCCGCCGCCGAGGCCCGCCGAACCGCTATCCGCATGACCTACGCGAACTAAGGAGACCGAAATGCCCTCTCATGATCCCGTGTTCGCGCAGGCCGGCCGGACTGTCACGGCCGTCGCGACGGCGGCCAAGACCACCTACAACGACGCGGTCAATGCCGTGCTGCTTTGCACCGCCCATGCCACGGCCGGATCGCTGCTCAAGGCGTTGTCGGCGATGCCGCGCGCGACCGTGACGGCAAGCAAGCTTCAGCTTTACATTTCGTTCGATGGCGGCACCACGCTCTGGCTGATCAGCAGCGCGTTGATGGCAGCGCATACGGTTGCCGCCACGACATCAACGCCGATCACGTTCTTTTCCAACATCACCGAAGACACTCCGATCCGCCTGCCTGCCGGCTCGTCCCTTTATGTGGCGACGGCGGTGGCGCTTGCCGGCGGCATTGTCTTCAACGGACAGGTCGAGGACCTTGCGGCATGATCGGCGGGTTTAACGGCCTTAAGGGCTTGGTCCGAAGGAGAAAGGGGAAAGCCACCTCAAGGCTCAACCCCACTATCGACTATCTGCACCAGATGGCAGGCGTTGCCACATCATCTCCATACACCTTCTCCGAAGCGAACATCGGAGACATCTCGCCTAGAAGAGAGGTGGTTGTCGCAATTTACGGACATCGAACCCCCAGCGGCTTGATCTCAACGGTGACGATTGGCGGGCAACCGGCGACCCTCCATCAAATTACCGGAACCTACGCGCATTTCACCATCGCTCGCGCTACTGCTGTCGAGGGAAGTACGGCCGACGTTGTGGTCACATGGACGGGCACATTCAATTCAATTCGGGCTGCCTTCTATCGGGTTATCACCAACAATCCGGGTCACGTAGAGGCCTTAACCCAGTTCGGGACCACCCCCGCCATTTCGTTGGAGGCAGCAAGGGTGGCGCTTGCCGCCGTTGGCAACCACGGTGACGACAACGGACAATCCCTCTCAGGCACCACAAACCTCACAATCGATATGAGCAGGCTGGATATTAACAGCAATCGAATTTCGGAAGTTGGCCGCGTCAATGACGCGGCGGCGAGTTTCGGTGTATCGGCCCCCGTCAACTGCCACTTTCTGGGAATAGGCTGGTCGTAAGGAGAGCGGCAATGGACTACCAACGCATCATTCTTTCCGGACCTGTCATCGACGGTGCGCCCGGTCTGCCGGCCGCGCTTCTCGGCCTCACGGACGCAAGCCTCGCCGATCTCTCCGCCGTTCTCGATCCTTGCCCGGCCGAATATGCCGGCATCGGCTATTGGCCGATCCAGCCAGCGGAGCCAGTGCCGCTTTATAAGGTGGCGGTGAGCCGCACCGTCGAGATGATGGCCGGCCAACCAACGTGGGTCGAGGATCTTGCAGATGCTCCGTTCCGCACCTTAACGCGCAAGGAACTGCGCTATGGCCTCCTGTCGATCGACCTCACCTCGCAGAGCATCATTGCCGTGATCTCGGCCATCCCTGACGCTGCCATCCGCGATGCGGCACTCATCGACTGGGAAGACACCAAGGACTACGAGCGCCACCATCCGCTCGTCGATACGCTGGCTTCCACGCTCGGCCTGCCATCCGAACAGGTCGATGCGCTCTGGCGCTGGGCGGCCGGACGGTAGCCACCATGGAGGATAGGATGCCAGCGCAGACACTCGACCAGATAATCGAACAATGCCGCAAGGTCGCCGAAGACCGGATCAACGGCGCTCTTACCGAGCCGCTGAAACAGATCGAAGCATTGCGCTTCAAGGGTGACGACAAGGCGACGCCCACCATTTATGTCCTCTATGATTATGACGAGTATGGCGCTGGTGACGGCCTCGTTGCCACAACCGACCCGGCAGCCCTCGCCGCGACGCTGGCGAAGCTGACACGGCCGGAATGGTTTGACGAAGAGTTGGCGCGCTTGCACACGGCGGTGAAGGACGGCACACCTGGCCGTCATGATCTTAGCAAAGGATGGGGCGGGCGCGTCCTCCACATCTGCTAAACGCCTTCCCTCTCTAATGTTTCAAGCTCGGGGTGACCAAGGTCACCTCCGGGTTTTGCGCTTGCGCGGGTAGCGTCCTCGAAACGGTTTCAAACTGTCTTCGAAGGGCGATTATCCATGACGGCGACGACGGACTATGTCGGCTCACGCGTTTTCTCCAACCTGTCAGGCAACCTCGCCAAGATCGACACGCGCGACAGCACCGTCATCTCGACGGCCTGCCCGGCGCCGCTCGCCGACAATGACCGGTATCCGGTCGGCGAAGTCTCTCGCATTTTCACGGGCAATCCGGATGATGTCACCAAGCTCGGCGCCGGCATCCTCCAGGACGCCGTCAACCAGATCGCCTCGGAAGGCATCGACTGCGACATCGCCTTCGTGCGCACGCAGCACTCCGTCAAGACCGACCCGACCGAGAAATTCGAGGAGGAGCTGAACGCCATCGTCGGCTCTGCCGGCGCGAAGACCGGCGTCTGGCGGCTGCTCAATGCGGACAGCGAACTGAAGATCGAGCCGGGTGCGATCATCCTTCCGGGTTATGACAGCCAGCGGGTTGGCAATGCGGCGAACCCGGCTGTCGTGGCGGCCTCGGCGGTTGCTGACAAGATCATGGACTGCATGGTCTTCATGAACACTGCCGTCAGCAGCCGCGAGGCCGCTGTAGCTTGCGCAGAGGATCATAAGGCGCGGCTCAACGTCATTGCCATGTACCCGCAGGCCGTTGTCAACCTCGGCTCGGGGAACGTTACGCGGCCACTTTCACCTCATGCCGCCGCCGCGATGGTACGCCGGGACAAGGAAACGGGCGGTCCTTACAAAGCTTCATGGAACCGT